CAGGACAACCATTAGTAGTAAGTGCCAAAGGTCATAAAGGTTACAACAAAAAAGTAACAATTACATAGGAGGATAACATGAAACTATTAAAAGATGTTATTGGATGGCTAAAGGAATGGAATGATTGGAACATGAAGGACTGGATTAAAGCTGGTGTTTTGTGTGTAATCGTTTTAGCAGTTTTAGGCGCAATCTAAAATGTGGCAACTATTAGCTAAACCTTTGCTCGGAGTCGTAACTGACTCCGTCAAAGGATTCGTTCAGACGAAAAAACTACAAGGTGAAGTTAAAATAGCTAAAATAGAAGCAGAGAAAAAAAGAAACGAAGACATAGCTGCGGGTAAAATTAAGTGGGAGCAAAGTGCTGTCGATCAGATGAAGGGTAGCTGGAAAGACGAATTTGTTTTACTAGCCCTAATGGTACCTGCAATTTGTGCCTTTTTACCTTTCATGCAACCACACATTGCACGTGGATTTCAGATTTTAGAAACTCTACCAGAGTATTATACACACCTACTTTATTTAGCTTGTTCTGTTTCTCTAGGAGTTAGAGCAGCACCAGGCATCAAAGGAATGATTAGTAAAAAGAAATAATGAATGGATCCAATAGAATTAATAGAAGAATTAAACAAGATACTAAAGAATAATAAAAAATTAGTTCACGATGTTGTATTGACAGGCGGAGCTACAGACTATACTAATTACATGTATCTAATGGGTAAATTGAAATCATTAGAAAACGTAGAACAAGAATTTAAAGAGTTCTTGCAAAAAAGGAGAATACAAGTTGAGTAAACCAATACCAGACAAAGTTTTAAACTTTGGTCAAGTTTCAGATGATCAAGTCGAAAAGATTGATCCTAAAAATATTCCAGAAAAATTAACAGAGAGACTACCTAAACCGACAGGTTGGAGAATAGTAATTTTACCTTACAAAGGCACAGGTAAAACTAAAGGAGGAGTTTATCTGTCAGACCAAACCGTTGAAATGCAATCAGTCAGCACTACATGTGGTTATGTGTTAAGTGTAGGACCTGATGCATATAAAGATTTAAACAAATTCCCGGAAGGTCCGTGGTGTAAAGAGAAAGACTGGGTTATCTTTGGAAGATACGCAGGATCCAGACTCAGTATTGAGGGTGGAGAAATACGTATTTTGAATGATGACGAAATTTTAGCAACAATCAAGAATCCAGAGGATATCTTGCATTTATATTAATAACATGGAGGAGCCATGCCAGAACAACAAATAAATACTACAAAAGACGAACCTGTTGTTAATGTCCCTACAGAAGGTGACTCAGTAGACGTTAATCTTCAACCAGAAGAAAAACAGGAAACAAAAGATGTATCACAGCCTCAAGTAGTAACCGAAGAAGCTCAAGGTGAAGAGCTAGAGGAATATAGTGATAAAGTAAAAAAGAGAATAGACAAACTTACAGGTAAGCTACGTGAAGCAGAAAGAAGAGAACAAGCATCTTTTCAATATGCTAAACGAGTGGCTGATGAAAACAAGAAACTTAAGGCTAAATCAAATAGTCTTGATGCATCTTATATTCAAGAGTTTGAAGCTCGTACACAAATAGAAACTAAAAAGGCAGAACAAGACTTAGCAAACGCCATACAAGCAGGCGATGCAGAAGCACAAGTCGCAGCTCAAAAAGCCATAGCCAGATTATCTATTGACAATGAGCGTCTAATGGCTACAAAAGAAGCTAAGGAAAGTTTAAAAGAGGATAAGGCGGAGGATGTAACTGAAGCTCCTCAACCTGCTCCTAAAAAAATAGATCCTAAAGCCGAGGCCTGGGCTGAAAAAAACCCATGGTTCGGTAAAGATGAGGCAATGACCTATGCTAGTTTTGGAATACATAAAAAACTAGTAGAAGAGGAAGGATTCAATCCTAACTCAGATGAGTATTATGCCGAAATCGACAATAGGATGAAAAAAGAGTTTCCCCATAAGTTTGGGGTAAATAGTTCGGAATCTACGAGACCCGTCCAACCCGTAGCTTCTGCTGGTCGTTCTACAACGCAATCAACATCAGGACGCAAAACAGTTAGACTATCTCCGAGCCAAGTCCATATCGCCAAAAGACTTGGGGTACCTCTGGAGGAATACGCTAAATACGTGAAGGAGTAATAGCAATGGAAAATAAAGTAACCAATAAGACCTCACGCTCAGATGCTACTCGTGAAAAAACAAAGAGAGCACAACCTTGGCGCCCACCGTCAAGCTTAGAAGCACCACCAGCGCCTGCTGGTTTCAAACATAGGTGGATAAGAGCTGAAACATTAGGAACAGAAGACAGAAAGAACATGGCTGGAAGACTTCGTGAAGGATTCTCGCTTGTTCGTGCTGACGAATATCCTGATTTTCACGCACCTACAATTGAAAACGGAACGCATGCTGGTGTCATCGGAGTTGGTGGATTATTGCTGGCTCGTATACCAGAAGAAATTGTTGAACAAAGAGCAGAATACTTTGCGGAACAAACAAGAACGCAAGAGGAGTCTGTGGACAACAATCTATTCAAAGAGCAGCATAGAAGTATGCCTATCTCTTCCGAAAGGAATAGTAGGGTTACTTTTGGCAGTGGTAGAGGCAACGACAAAAATTAATATTTTTGTTATGAGTCCTATCACTTTTGTAATAACTAACTGGTTAAGGAGGACTTATAACCATGGCAAATAAAGACGCACCATTCGGTTTTAGACCTGCAAAGATGTTGGGTGGAGCACCTTTTAATAACGGCCAAACAAGTTATGGTATCGCAAGTGGATATAACACAAATATATTTACAGGCGATGCTGTTGAATTGCACACAGACGGTACAATTACTGTCGGAGCTGCAGGAGCAACAAACTTAATTGGCGTGTTTAATGGATGTTTTTACACTGACTCAACAGGTAAACCGACATACTCAAAATACTGGCCCGCTGACACAGTTGCTAGCGATGCAGTAGCATTTGTGATCGATGATCCAAATGTAGTATTTGAGGCACAGGAAGACAGCACCAATATTGGAGCCTCATGGCCCGCCAATAGAGGATCGAATGCTGATCTAGTATCAACACACGCAGGAAGTACAAAGACAGGAAGATCTGGTATGGAACTAGACTCTAGCTCTATTACTGCTGCGACAGCACAATTTAGAATAGTGGATGTTGTTTCTGATGAATACAACAACGAAACTTCTAGCGCTAACGGTAACTATCTCGTTAGAATTAATGAAGGTCTTCACTACGCTAATACTGCTGGTATTTAATAGGAGAGGCTAAAAAATGGCTATATCAAGAAGTCAACTCGTCAAAGAGTTAGAACCTGGTCTTAATGCATTATTTGGTCTTGAATATGCAAGATACGAGCAGGAATGGTCAGAAATTTTTGACACTGAAACTTCAGACAGAGCGTTTGAAGAAGAAGTAGAACTTTCTGGCTTCGGTAGTGCACCAGTAAAAGCTGAAGGAGCAAGCGTACAATTTGACGATGCTACAGAAGCGTTTACTAGTCGTTACACACACGAAACAATTGCTTTAGCATTTGCTATTACTGAGGAAGCAGTAGAGGACAACCTTTACGATAGCCTAAGTTCTAGATACACAAAGGCTTTAGCACGTTCAATGGCTAACGCTAAAGAAATCAAAGGCGCAAATGTTCTTAACAGAGCATTTAACTCTTCCTACACAGGCGGAGACGGTGTTGAATTATGTTCAACTGCACACTTAACAGTGTCCGGTGGCAACTATGCTAACGAACTAGCAACATCTGCTGACCTTAATGAAACTTCTTTAGAGCAATCATTAATTGACATTGCTGGTTTCATTGACAATCGTGGTCTAAAAATCGCTGTAAAAGCAGCTAAAATGATCATTCCAGTTAATCTTCAGTTCGTAGCTGAAAGATTAATGAAGAGTCAGTTAAGAACTGCAACTTCAGATAATGACATTAACGCAATCGGTAACATGGGCATGATCCCTGGCGGTTACGTGATCAACCATTATTTGACAGACACAGATGCATTCTTCATCAAAACTGACGCTCCAAATGGTTTGAAGCATTTTAACAGAGCACCAATCAAAACTTCAATGGAAGGCGATTTTGATACAGGTAACGTAAGATACAAAGCTAGAGAGAGATATTCATTTGGATTCTCTGATCCTAGAGGTATCTTTGGATCACCAGGCGCATAATCAATAAAAACTTAGAATGGGCGTATATCGCCCATTCTTCTTGTTGCAAATTTCACCTAAAACTGTATACATTAATAAAGTCACATAGACTGTAATCAGACAGTATAGAGACTATGTGATAAGGTCTATACAACCAAGGAGGTTTTAAAATGGGCAACTCAACATTTTCAGGTCCTATTCGATCTGAGAGCACAGTAAAAACTGTAAGCAAAAACGCTAGTACAGGAACAATTACTGAAATCATTACTATGGGTGATGCACCTGTTGCGTTAGGAGATGAAGATAAAACTCTTGATGCCGCAACACATAGTGGTAGAACTCTTGTAGTTCCAGCACTTACAGCTAACAGAACAATCACTTTACCTGCTCCCGTAGCTGGTCAAACATATAAATTAATTTATGGTGGAGCCGCAGAGGAAACAGAAAATCTAATTATCGTAACA